TCAGAGCCGTGAGTTCGTTGTTCTTGACGTGGCTCGCGTATTCCAGATTCCACCACATATGCTTGGCGTGACGACTGGCTCGCAGTCTCGTGCTTCGATTGAACAGTTGGCTATTGACTTTGTGACCCACACTCTCCGCCCTTGGACTGAGCGTGTAGAGGTGGCTTACTCGACTCTCTTGCCAAACGAGGGTGACTACATCAAATGGAATCTTGATGGACTTATCCGTGCAGACTTCCAGACCCGTATGCAAGGTTATTCGATTGCCTCGCAGGGTGGATGGATGTCGGTCAATGATATTCGCCGTCTAGAGGACATGAAGCCTGCTGAGAATGGCGACCAATACCGTGTGCCACTAGCCAACGTAAACCTAGCCGATACCGACATTTCGGCAAAGGAAGCCCGCGTAGGCATGGCTCAGAAACTTATTTCTGTTGGCTTTGACCCAGAGGATGTCCTCAAAGCACTCGACTTGCCACCTATCGGACATACTGGCGTTCCTTCAACTCAGTTGCAGAACGTGGCTCAGATTGACCCTAATAACCCCAAGAGTGTCTATTGATTAGCACAGGGCAAATGATAGTAGGTGCTACCCCGCTACAAATTGACGGGATTCACACTAACCCTACCCGTATTCACATTCATAACAACGATAACTCTACTGACCTACTTATTGGCGGTGCGGACTTAACCGTTTCAAATGGCTTGAAATTGCCTAAGTTGGACTCGGTGGAACTTATCCTCAATCCTGGTGAGGTGCTATTCGCTTTATCTTCAAGCGGCACTATTGATTTAAGTTGGTTGGTGCAGACGGTCTAATGCCTTATTACATTTCTAACAAGCAGGGTGACTGCAAAGGATGGGCAACCATCAAATTAGCCAATGGCGTTGCTGAAACCATTACTTGCCACGGGGCTAACAAACAAGCCGCTATTGACCATATGGTTGCTCTTGCAAACGCAGAAGGCATGAAGCCACTAGGTGAGTATTTTCCAGCCAGCCGTTCAACTATGAACTCCCGCATCCTTATCTGTGATATTGATGACACTCTTATTCATAACGGCAGACTTATTCCTGATGTTCAAAACTGGGTAAATAGTCAAGATGTCGGCATTGTTCTAGTCACGGGTCGTTTGGAAACTCAGCGAGCGCAAACCGTTGCTCAGTTGAGTAAACTAGGAATTGACTACGATGAATTGATGATGAATGACTTAGGCTCACCAGCCGCGTCAAACGAATTCAAGAAAGCGTCAGCCGAGAAACTACTCAAGGCTTACGATGTGCAGGTGGCTATTGACAACGATGCAGGCGCACGAGAGGCTTATGCCTCGCTCGGTATCCCCGTCATTGACCCTGCCCACTTGCCACCGATTGACCTAACTCATTTGAAAGCGCAGAGAGATATGCCAGAAATCGAACCAACCGCAGTAGAAATGGCAGAGCCAACCAAGCAAGACTTGGCGCTATACCTGCGTGACCTCTTGGGTGATGTGGTGAACTTCAAGTTTATTGCTCATGGCTTCCATTGGAACGTGCGTGGAATCAATTTCCAGCAGTATCACGAGTTCTTTGGCGAGATTTACGAAGATGCTGATGGCTCGATTGACCCTATCGCCGAGAGCATCCGTAAGTTGAACTTCGATGCCCCATTCAAACTAACTGATTTTATGGAGTCTGCCCCTGAGTTGGAGATTACCGACTCGACCGACCCACTTGAGATGTGCCGCACTCTTTACCAGGCTAACGAAGATGTCCGTGAGTGCATTGTCAAGGCATTGGCTGTTGCTGATGACCTTGAGGAGCAGGGCATTGTAAATTTCCTTGCCGAGCGTCAAGACCAACACAGCAAATGGCAATGGCAGTTGCGAGCAATCGTTGGCGACTCATTTGCTAAATCCTATGAAATTGACGTAGAGGAAGTTTCAGAAGGAACTGAGACTGGTCAGGGCAACGAACTAAACCCGCCTATCACTCAGGATGACAAGGGCAACCCACAGAGCGCCCAAATTATGCCTAACGGAACTCCAATGGTCGAGATGAACAGCAACGAGCGTTGGGTTCGTGCGGCTAACGCAATCAAGGCTCGCCTAGAGCCAACTCAGGAAGTTCCTGTCGAGGAGCGTTCCAAGCAGATTGAGACCCGCATCAATCACGCCAACGTAGAACTCCGTGCCGTAGAGGGCGGAGACGGAATGACTTTCCGTGGCTATGCGGCTGTATTTAACTCGCCTAGCGAGCCTTTGCCTTTCACCGAAACCATCGCACCAGGAGCATTTATGCGTAGCCTTAAGGCTCGCAATGACATCAAGTTGCTGTGGAATCACGACACGGGACAGGTGCTTGGCTCGACTCGCGCAGGCACTCTGACTCTCACCGAGGACAACCACGGACTTGTTGCTACCGCTATCTTGCCTGACACTCAGTTGGGTCGAGATGCCGCTACCCTTATCAAGCGTGGCGATGTCGCAAACATGAGTTTTGGATTCACCGTGCCAAAGGGCGGAGACTCGTGGTCGCAAGATGGACAACAGCGCACTTTGAACAGCGTAAAACTTCACGAAGTGTCAATCGTTTCTTATCCTGCATATCAGTCCACTACCGTTTCGGTGCGTTCGACTGACACCCTAGACACCAACACTCTTGCAACCGCTCTGGCTCACCTAGAGGGCGGCGAGGAACTTGGCGCTGACGAGGCTCAGGTTCTCCGTGATGTTGTAGACAAACTGAGTGGCAAGCCTGACATCGTTCCTGATGGCACTATACTTGACCTCAAGAAGAAGCAACTTGACCTACTACTGAAAAGGATTTAGTATGGCTACCAAAGAACAGATTGTAACGGCTATCCTTGAAGTAGCAGGCAACCCTTCGGTCGGCGAAATTAAGGATTTGGCATCGGCGTTCGCAGATGCTATCGTAGCCATTGACGCACCTGACAATGATGTCGAAAAGCGTGTAGTCAATGCTAAGGAGACTCGCTAACCCCCTTTACGCGAGTCCTGCCCCGCTAGGTTTATCCCCTTTTTCCTAGCGGGGCTTTCCTTTACCCTGAGCGGGTATAAATCTCTTGCTAAACTTTCAAGTGTGGTTCTGTGTCAGCACGGTCACATTCTGTTCAGCGTTAGCGCGGCAGTTCTCTAATCACTTCTAACGAAAGATAACCATGTCTGAATTTCTAAAGGCACAGGTTGAGGCTCGTCAGAACATCTGGTCGCAGGCTAAGGAACTCCTTGAGCGCGCAGAGAGCGAAAACCGCTCCCTAACCGCTGAGGAAACCGAGTCCTACAACAAGATGTCGGCAGACCTCGACACCCGCGCCGCACTTATCGAAAAGGTAAAGTCGGATGCCGCTCGTGAGGAGCGCGCCGCTAAAGCCGCTGAGGGCTTCAACCCTGTCGCAACTGGCGCTGGCTCTGACGCTGACCGTCTCCGCGCACTTGGTCGTGGCGATGTCCGTTCGATTGACTTTGGTCACGAACAGCGCGCTGTAACTGGTGGCTCGACTGGCGCACCTGTCCCAACCTCGTTCTACAACCAGGTCATCATGCTGGCTAAGACCGTTGGTCCAATGCTTGAGACCTCGACCATCCTCAACACCGCAGGCGGTGAGCCTCTCCAGATTCCATCGGTAGGCGCTTACTCGTCAGGCACTCTGACCGCCGCTGGCTCGGTTATCCCTGAGTCTGACCCAACTTTCAACTCGTTCTCGACCTTGCAGTCGTGGAAGTATGGTTTCTTGGTTCAGGTTTCGCGCGAACTCCTCGAGGACACGGGCGTAGACCTGCTTGGCTTCCTTGCTGACCAGGTTGGTATCGGTCTGGGTAAGAGCATCAACAGCGTTCTTACTACTGGAACTGGAACTACTCAGCCAAACGGTATCGTTACCTCGGCTGGTTCGGGTGTTACTGGTGGAACTGGTGTCGCAGGTGCTTTCACCGCTGACAACCTCATTTCGCTGGTTTACTCGCTCGACACCGTTGCACGTCGTCGCCCAGGCGCTGGTTTCCAGATGAACGCCCAGAGCATCGCCGCTGTCCGTCAGTTGAAGGATAACTACGGTCGCTACCTGTTCGAGCCTGCTCTGTCGGCTGACAAGTATGACCTGCTCCTCAACTACCCAATCTATGAGAACCCAGACATGGCTTCTGCCGCAACTGGCGCTAAGAGCGTTATTTTCGGTGACTTGAAGTCGTTCTATGTTCGACAGGTTGGCGGTATCCGCCTCGACCGCTCGGATGACTT